TGTAAGGGAAACTTTAAAAGATTTAATTGGTAAATCTACTGAAGCATTAGAACATCTATCAGTAATTGCGCAAGAAACAGAACACCCTAGAGCTTTTGAAGTTCTTTCTAATATGATAAAACAAACCGGTGATTTAACTGGTGAATTACTTGATGTACAAAAGAAAAGAAAAGATATCACTCAAGGAAAAGATGCAATGTCGAATACTACGACCAATAATGCAATCTTTGTGGGTTCTACACAGGAATTACAAAAAGCCTTGAGGAATACAAAAAAGGCAATAGATGTCACAACCAAAGACTAGTGCAGGATATTTAGGAAACGCTCTTGTAAAAAGAGATGGAGTTGAACATCCTTACACTGAAGCAGAAGTTCAAGAATATGCTAAGTGTATGGAAGACCCGGTATACTTTGCTGAGAAATATATTAAAGTAATTAATCTTGATGAAGGTTTAGTTCAATTTAAACC